ACTTTACCAGATGCTCACAAGACCTCATAGGGGCCGCCTAGACTCTTTTGCGGCAGACAAGGTCTTTGGACGTGACTGGGATGACCCAGACTCTAAATGCCCCCCGAGGGCAGGAGGTGCCCCACTCAGAGTACCGGTTCTAGTCAAACCCCCAGTCTGTTACCGGCCTAACGCCGAAGGGCTTCGGGATCTCTATTACAAAGAAAATCTCCATCTGCCCCATAATGCCCGAAGGTATAAATCTCTTACTTGGGCTGATAAACCTACCCCTACTGTTAAGTTCCATAGAGCCCCCGCCCCCCCAGTCTCTGGTCCACTCCAGGCCCTGCAAAAGGCCTATGCTACGGCTATGGAGATGCCCGAGTCTTTCAATGAGAAGTACCATAGTTACCTCATAGAGCGGGGTGACTTCTCTACAGACATCCCGAACTCTCGGGTTAGTTTCGGGCGCCACAAGAACACTATCCTCTGCAATGAGCAACTCAATACCTTTTCACGCCTTCGGACCTTACAGCCCTGGCCCCGCCCCTCAACAAGGCGGCAGCTCCTCCTCGCCCTACAAAAGAGAAATTGCAACGTCGGGCGGTACGCAGGCCCCTGCGACCCTTACGAACAGGCTGAGGGCATAGTGGAAGTCTTCTTTGACACCTACTGCCTCCCCACCTGGCGTGTTGACACAGCCACTTATATGGCAAACCCAGTCGCCATATCTCAGGAAGCAATGGATAACTACCTCATCAGCGCTGACGCCGCCAAATTGAGGGCCCTGAGAGAATCTAGGCTCAAGAGAGACACACCTGCCCACTTTGGACTCAGCCTCTCTGATCTCGACCATTACAACGTCATGTTTCGCAAGGAACCCAAAAATCGTCTTGATAAGGATGCACTCGGCGAGTACCAGATCCTCCAGACCGTCATACACCACGACACTAAGGTGAACATTATCTGTTCCTTTTTTAGGCAACTCTTCGACCGTCTACAAAGGATTCTAAAGCCTCAGGTCTTTGTGCAACTCAAGAAATCGATAGATGACCTTCAGGCTCACCTTAATGCCCATGTCCCTTCAAACGCCGAAGGTTTCGAGAATGACTTTGCAAAGTTCGACAAATCACAGCTCGAGGAGACCTTCGCGGTTGAGATGGGTATATACAAGCTGCTAGGGCTAGACCTCACTCTCCTTGAGATGTGGGCTTTTGGCAGCACTATAAAGACGGCTTTTAACTTCCTGCTAGGGATCCGTGTACAGCTGCTCTTTCAGCGTACTTCAGGCACAGTGGTTACGGCTTTCGGGAATGTCCTCATAAACATGGCTGCCGTCGCATGGGCCTATAAACTTAATGAGCTAAAGTATTTCGCTGTCTACTTCGTAGGAGACGACTCTTTCGTTTTTCCTTTTTCTTTCCCAGACCTGTACAGCGTCACTGTCGATCTTGAGCTTTTTCTCAACCTGCAGGCTAAGGTAATTGTCGGAAAAGGTAACTACTTTTGTAGCTGTTTCTTCGTCCATAACGGTAACCACTGGGTTGTGCTCCCCGACCCCGTCAAGAGGATCGAGAGACTAAGTTACCCTTTCAGGCATGAGAACCCTACAGATCTCTCTGACCGCTGGCTTAGTTTCAAGGATATGTGCAAGGGTTATTATGATGCCTGTGCTATCCAAGCACTCGCGAAGCAGTGTGCCCTTAGATATCCTGGGGCTCAAGTCTCCATGGCAGCCGCTGCTATTGTGGCCATTATGGAGGACTTCCAGCTCTTTCG